GCAACCCAGTTGACTAACCTGTTGTCTACCACAACTGACATCGTTGTTAATAATGGTCAACCCGGTCTGTCGCAAGTCGTGGTTACGTTGTCGATTACCGGCACATCCGTGGCAGCTCCTACCTGCGGCAAGTTCAACTTCTCGTTGCGCTACACCCAGCCAGACAACAACATTGGTTCTACGACTGCTTACCCCTACGGTAACTTTGATTAATTGATTTATTGGGGGCTTCGGCCCCCAGCTTTTCAGGAGTAATCAATTATGATGCAAACTGATGTTAAGTCGTTTCACGTTCAGACCAGCGCGTCTAGCGTAGGCATTAGCACTCGTTGCCGATTAAAAGGTGCGGTTGTTTCTAATACATCGTCAGGCACGCCTGCAAATGTATTTTTTGCCAATAATGTAGTTTTAGCTGGCACATACAGTATTTCAACAACGACTGTTACTGTTACTGTTGCTGCTGGACATGGGCTTACAACCGGCGCTCGCGTGTTTTTGGACTACACGTCTGGCAATGGCACAGACAACATTTACACAATCACCGTCACAGGCCCGACTACATTTACGGCAACTGTACCGTCTTCATCAGGAACTGGTAATGTTTCGGTTTACGCACAAGCGCTGATGGAAATTGATATTACAAACAGCGTACCTGTATGTGTAACCATCCCCGGCGAAGGTATCCTAGCTAATGATGGTATTTATGTTGGTGTTCCTGCCAACATTGCCGCTACGGTGTTTTATGGCTAAGTCTCCAGCATGGACTCGCAAGGAAGGCAAGAATCCCAATGGCGGTTTAAACGCCAAGGGGAGAGCCTCAGCCAAAAAGCAAGGCATGAATTTAAAACCTCCCCAGCCGGAAGGCGGCAGCAGGCGCGACTCTTTTTGTGCAAGGATGACTGGGATGAAGAAAAAACTTACCAGCGAGAAGACCGCCAAAGACCCGAATTCTCGTATAAACAAGAGCCTTCGGGCTTGGAACTGTTAAGGTGATGTATGGCTGAATACAAATACCAGAACGCAACACCGGTGGATGAGCCTATATCCACAATGCCAGCGCCGGTTAAAGCAAAAATTGTTATTAAACCCGTGCCAAAGCCAATGCCTAAGCCCATCGTTTATCCTGACTCAACGCCAGTTGATGAGCCCACGGTTAATAAAGCTAAGGGCGGTAAAGTTTCTAGCGCATCATCCCGTGCAGATGGTATTGCCCAACGCGGGAAAACTAGGGGTACATACGTATGAACGATTACAACGCAAAAGATATTGTAGATGGTTTTGCCGTATTTACTACTTTAGGTACTATGATGGAGTTTTTACCGGCAATTGCATCGCTTTTTACTATTATATGGCTAGGTATCCGTATATACGAAAGTGATACAGTTCAAGCAATTTTTAATCGTAAGGCTAAGGGCAGTCAAGACGCCATCAACGAGTAAAAAACAACATAATTTCATGGCAGCAATAGCTAATAATCCAGCTTTTGCCAAGAAAGTAGGCGTACCACAATCCGTGGGCAAAGATTTTACCGCAGCCGATAAAGGCCGCACATTTTCAAAAGGTGGTGATATGAAAAAAATGGCACAAGGTGGAGATACTATCCATCATCATTTGGCTGCGCACCATATGCGCGAAGCTGCAAAGCATATGAAAATGGCTGGTGGTGGCGAAACTATGGGGCCATCTAATATGGGCTCTGATGTTGAAAAAGGCTCCAACACCAAAAAATCTTACGGTGAACATGGTATCCAAAAAAGCGGTCGTACCCGCGCTATGGAGCCAAAGATGTCCGGTAGCGATACCGGTATGAAGCGCGGCGGTCGCACTAAATAAGGAGTTAATATGAAACACGAAGATATGCCCAACATGAAAGAAGAGACGCCTACTCACCTTATCCATCCGGAACATATGGAAAAAACATATGGCGGTGACGGTCACAAGCAGCACCATGAGCATTTCAAGGCCCATGCCGCTGGTCACAAGCTTCACCACGAACACGTTAAAGCAATGTGTGGTGGCGGTATGACCCGTAAATAAGGAGCTATCATGCCCCAAATAGATCCACGTATGGCAGCAATGCTTGCAGCGCGTATGTCGGCTCCCCGCCGTCGCGCAGCAGCTCCCGCAGCACCAGTTGCTCCTCCTCCTGACATGGCTCCACAAGGTATGCCTCCCGGCATGGCCCCGGGCATGAAGCGTGGCGGAAAAACCAAAAAGATGGCAATGGGTGGCTCCGCCTCCAGCCGCGCTGATGGTATTGCTTCTCGCGGCAAAACCGTCGGTAAATTTTGCTAAGTCATGATGGCAAGCCGTGGAATGGGGGCTGTTAGCCCCTCCAAAATGCCCACTGGCAAGAAGACTGCTCGCCGTGATGACACGGACTTTGAACAGTTTGCAAAAGGTGGAGAAGTTTGGAATAAGCCTCGACCTAAAAATCTTGGCCCTTCCAAAAAATTAACCACAGCTAAAAAAGCCAAAGCAAAAGCTGCGGCTAAAGCTGCCGGACGCCCATATCCAAACCTTATTGACAACATGAGAGCTGCAAAATAATCATGTCCATCACTTCCGGCTCCACAGCATTTAATCCCGATCTCACGGAGATTGTGGAGGAGGCGTTTGAGCGCGTTGGAAGTGAGCTACGCACTGGTTATGACTTACGAACCGCCCGCCGATCTTTAAACATCCTTTTTGCAGACTGGGCAAATCGTGGCATAAATATGTGGACTATGGATCAAGGGACGATTACCCTTGTTCAAGGACAGTCCACTTATGCTCTACCGTCCGATACGGTAGATCTCTTGGAACACGTAATCCGCACGCAGGCTAACAGCACATCTAATCAAGCTGACCTGACCATCACTCGTATTAGTGTTTCTACCTATGCTACGTTGCCCAACAAGCTCCAGCAGTCCCGCCCAATTCAAGTTTGGGTGCAGCGCCAAGATGCTCAAAACTCGCCAACAACAATAACTGTAGCTTCGGCTGTATCTGCAACTGACACAACCATCACACTAAGCTCGACCGTTGGCCTATCTGCATCAGGGTTTCTACTAATAGATACTGAAACAGTCTTCTATCAGTACATATCCGACAACACAATAAACACAGTGGCCCGTGGGCAAAACAATACAACAGCAGCCTCACATAGCGTGGGAGCGGCTGTCATTGTTCAAAGATTGCCCGCAGTTACAGTTTGGCCCATTCCAGATGGCGGTCAAACGTACACATTCGCGTATTGGAGACTTCGCCGCAACCAAGACGCCGGTAGTGGTGTAAACGTTGCAGATGTCCCGTTCCGGTTTTACCCAGCCATGATTGCTGGGCTTGCATATTATTTGGCATTAAAGGTTCCCGATGGAACCAACCGTTTACAGGTGCTAAAAGCCCAGTACGATGAAACTTGGCAATTGGCAGCAGATGAGGATAGAGAAAAAGCGGCTGTGCGGTTTGTTCCGCGTCAGCAGTTTATCGGTCGGAGTTACTAAATGGGCAATAGGTTTTCTTCCGGCAAGAATTCCATTGCGGAATGCGATAGATGTGGTTTTCGGTTTTTGTTAACTGAGCTTAAGCGCGAAGTTATTAAAACCAAAAACTATGAATTGCTTGTGTGTCCACAATGCTGGGATCCAGATCAGCCGCAATTGCAGCTTGGTATGTTCCCAGTTGACGATCCGCAGGGCGTAAGGAATCCAAGGCCAGATCGTAGCTATTATTCTTCTGGACTGGATACTTTGGGATACCCCGGCGGTGGTTCGCGGGATTTACAATGGGGCTGGAATCCAATTGGAGGAGCCAGCAGTTTTACGGCTGCTCTAACACCAAATTATTTGCAAACGACTGCAAGTGTGGGTACAGTCACAGTATCGGTAACATAGGAGTTTATTATGGCTAAAAAAGAAATGGGTGAATCCAAATCTGAGCAAAAGCGCGAAGAGGCAATGGATAAAAAGCAAGATGTTGCTATGATCAAAAAAGCCTTTAAAGAGCATGATATGCAAGAGCATAAAGGCGGTAAAGGCACAAAGATTGTGCTTAAAAAAGGCGGCATTGACCGCATGGCTAAGGGCGGCGTAACTGGTCAAGCAATGAAAGCTATGGGCCGCAATATGGCTCGCGCAATGAATCAACGCAGCTCTTCAAGGGGTAAATAATGGCTAAATTTAGCTCCAAAAGCATGGGCAAGGAAAACGGGCCAGCGTCCGTTTATGCCCAGCCACACAACTCTAAAGGCCAAGCTATTGACGGCAGTATTCCACGCAAGGAATATATGACCAAGAAAGTTGCTGACCAAGTTAGCTTGGAAGACCCTGTGCCAAACGGCATGAGCATTGGTATCAACGATAACGTTGAAACAAGTGGAATCAAAATCCGTGGCACTGGTTGTGCAACTAAAGGCGTTATGGCCCGAGGCCCGATGGCATGAACTACGCGCAGCTTGTTCAGCTTGTACAGGACTACACTCAGAATACTGAGTCTACGTTCGTTGCCGACATTCCTACGTTTGTCTAGCAGGCTGAGCAGCGCGTATTCAATTCCATCCAATTTCCAGCACTTCGCAAGAATGTGACTGGCGTGGCTTCATATAACAACAAGTATATTTCTGCGCCTAGTGATTTTTTAGCTGTTTATTCATTTGCATTAATTGATCAAACAACAGGTATTTATAATTACCTGCTGGATAAAGATGTTAACTTCATGCGTGAAGCATATCCAGATCCGTCAATCAAGGGAGCTCCAAAGTACTACGGCATCTTTGGGCCGCAAACAACATTACCCAGTGAACTAACGTTTATTGTTGGCCCGACACCAGATACCAACTATAACCTTGAGCTTCACTACTTTTTCTATCCTGCATCTATTGTGCAGGGTATTGTCACGGCACTGGGCTCTGCATCTGCGTCTGGATCGTTTACCAATGGTACGTACTACAACGTTGCCCTGACGGGCGGTTCTGGCACAGGCGCGACCGCTACGGTGGTTGTTGCATCCAATACGGTATCTTCGGTAACTATTGCTAACGGCGGATCGTTTTATAAAGTTGGCGATTCTTTGACTGTGCCAATTGCCAGCATTGGCGGCACTGGAGTTTCCTGCACTGCAACCGTTACTACGGTTAACAACCCCGACGGAACTTCTTGGCTTGGGGATAACTTTGATTCTGTACTACTGTACGGAACACTGATGGAAGCCTATACCTTTATGAAAGGTGAGGCAGATATGCTTTCACTGTATCAAGGACGGTACACAGAGGCACTTGGTTTGGCTAAACGTCTGGGTGACGGTATGGAGCGTACTGACGCCTACCGCACTGGACAAACTAGGGTGCCAATACCATGAGCATAGTCCAAGGACAAACCACAAGTTTTAAGTACCAATTGTTCCAAAGTACTCAGAACTTCACGACCGACACGTTTTACATGGCGCTGTACACGGGCAATGCTAGTTTAAACCAATCAACTACAGCCTATAGCAGTGTAAACGAGGTGTCTGGTACAGGATACACCGCAGGCGGCAAAGCTTTGACTGGCGTAACTCTTAACTACGATGCTACTAATAGTGTGGTGTACGTTAACTTTAATAACGTAGTTTGGAACCCCGCCAACTTTACTACTCGCTGCGCTTTAATTTATAACTCAAGTCGGTCAAATGCTTCAGTCGCAGTAATTGACTTTGGCTCAGATAAATCTTGCACAAACACATTTACCGTAACAATGCCCGGTAATACTTACTCAACTGCCCTAATTCGTTCCCAATAAGGAGTCCCCATGTCCCACGACAAAATTACCGCGACTGACAAAGTAGAGGCAGTCACCAAGTACAACACCATGCCCGAAGACACGATATCTATCAACGGTACATACCATGCTATTTGCTATGATATCGCCGGTAATATCAAGTGGGAAGATGACATTGAGAACCTTGTAACGACCGTTGGCAAGAACTCGACCTTGGACACTATCCTCGGTAATACGGCTGCTGGCGCAGTAGTCATGGGCCTCAAAGGAACCGGTACCGCATTGGCTGCGGATACGCAAGCATCTCATTCAAGTTGGTTGGAAGTTGGTTTGGCAAACGCACCCACTTACTCCGGTAACCGCCCAACCCCCTCGTTTAGCGCCGCATCGGCTGGCAGCAAGGCAACATCATCCGCAGTTTCTTTTTCCATGACTGGGACTGGCACAGTGGCAGGTTGCTTTATCAACATTGGCGGCAGCGCTACCAAAGACAGCACGACTGGGGTTTTGTTTTCCGCAGGTGACTTTTCCAGCTCCAAGTCTGTAGTCAACGGCGACACCATCGCGGTAACCTATACGGCTCCCTTGACCTAAGATGGCAACCGGCTGGGGCGTAAATGCTTGGGGTGATGGCTACTGGGGTGGCGGAGATGTATACGCAGATAGCGTAACCGAAACAGTAGCAATCACATCCACCGAGGCCGCAACAGCGGCCTTTGGCGTTTCCATC